TCAACTTGACGGTTTCACCATCCTTTGCCAGTACGGCATGGGACTTGTTCGGATGCTTAGGCGTCCGCTTGGGTTGGTTGTACCCGTCAAATTGCTCGCCGCGATAGGTGATCACTTTTTCTTCTTTGGTTTCCGTGGCTTGGCCGTCTTGGCGGCTGCCTTGAAGTCTGCCGCACTGGGGCGACCTTCCTCACCACGACGCGCCATGCGCTCATCGCTGCCGGATTCAATCCGCTTGCGCTTGGCGTTGATGTTGGCGTAAAGACCAGGCTTCTTAGGCATTACTTCATCCCCTTTTTCTTGGCGGGCTTTTTGGCCTTACCTGCTTCGCTTAACGCAATGGCAATTGCCTGCTTACGGCTTTTCACCTTGGGACCTTTGCCGGGACCGGGTTTGCCGCTTTGCAGTGTGCCCTGCTTGAACTCCCCCATCACGTTCGCCACTTTCTTGTCCGCTTTGGCCATCTTCCTGGGCATGGGTAATACGTTCCGTCTGACCTAATGGTAGGCCGGACTGATCAACCCATTGGATGGTGCCGTCTTCCACCTTCTGTAGCCGTGCGACTACAACAGCCTCGCCAACGGTGACCTCAACCCAGTCGGAATGAACGCGACCGTCAAGGTAGTAGCGGATCTTAGGGTTTTTCATATTTTCGCTGTAGCTCCTTCAACGTTACTTCGCTGCCGTCCTCGCGGACCAACTGCACCAAAGCCTTTTGCGGATTGGTTTTTTCGGCCAGTTTGTCAAAGTACGCAGCACGAGTTTTACCGAGCACTTCCTCTCGGTATGCCTGGGGTTGATCTTTCAGCCAGTAGCCGTAGCTGTTGACAACACGCTTGCCATCAACCACAACAGAACCAGACACCGGGCCATCTGCTGATGCACGCTTGCTAGGACCAGTGCCCCAGTCCGGTGGTGGGATGCCAAGTGCCTTGTAGTCGATGATCGGGATGGTGGTACTGCGGCAGTTATGAGTTAGGATGGAGTCGGCGCAGTAGGTGCCGCTTTCTGTTTCAAAGTTGTAAACATGCCCGCTAAATGGTTCCCAGCCGATCCAGCAGACATCGGATTGATCGTATCCCTGTTTGATCAGGGCATCGGCGTTCGCGGCATCGCAGATCGCCTCGGCGTCTCGCCACGTCCCATAGAGCGCATCATCTTGGAATCCGGTCGCAAGTTGCGCAACAGGAGCGAGCAGCAATTTGCTCGCATGAGTCGCATTACCGCTATTGAACGCAAAGCTCTGGCTTCCGCCGCTCATGCTGCTAAGCGCGGGCAGCCCAACAGCGAACAAACCTTGATCAAGATGGCTGCCGCTCGCGGTCGCAAAGTTGGCCCCATGGAAGGTGCTGTTATGCAGGCTCTCCAGCAAGCCGGGATTGACTGTGAGCAGCAATTCCCGATCGGCAAGTACAACTGCGACTTGCTCTGCAAGATTGATCCTTGGACCACCACTCCAAGCGTCGCCGTGGAAGTCTGGGGCGGTGGTTGGCACTTCCATGGTGACCACAGAAAGCGATTCCCGGAACGCACGAAATACATCCTCAGCAGTGGCTACAGCATTGCTTTCTTGGTGATTTCCAGCAGTTTTCTCTGGAATGATCGAGCAGCTGAAAATCTGATCACCCACATTGATGCTTTGAGCAGGTTGCCAGCCGGTACTTGTCAGTACAGGGTGATTTGGGGTGACACGGAGCATGTGACCATTGGAGGTCTTGATGACATAGAGACTGCCTTGGTATGGCCGACGATAAACCGCCGCGATCCTGCCACCGGGCGTTATCAACGCATCACCAGGTAAGCAGTTGAAGTGGACAGGTGGTGTGGGACCGTCGCCGTACTTAAACTCCCGTCCATCAAGTGATCGGCAGATGGCTGACGTGCGACCGTCAAGCGTTGCGACGTACCGATACTTGCCGGTGATGTCTGGGTTGGCGCGGTAGACCTGCTGACTGGCTTGGTTGCTTACGTCCTGCACACTGGTCCGCACAATGGTTAGCACTTGGTTGTTTGCCATCTTTGTTACCTCACCACCAGCCAGAGCACGTTGCCGAACTGACATGGCCTGCTGCCCAAAGTCAAGGTTGCCCACAAGGCGCCGGGCAATCTGCGGTGTTGGTTCGCCGGTCAACACGCCGTTACGCACCACGGTGTTGAACATCTGCGCTTGGGACTCAGCCAGACCACGGAATGCCTTTTCAACGATCTGCCCATTTGGCAGCGTGATGGCTGCACCTTGACCGGCTGTGAGGTTGAAGGTTCCAGTGCCTGGCAGCGTGAAGTTGATTGCGGTTGGATCGACGCTGACCACGGTTGCGGCAAAGTTTGGAGCCACCTGCACGGTCTGCACCATCTGCAACGCATCCACCTGGGATGGCAGCAGCTCACGCGCATCGGCTATGCCACCACGAATGGCAAGCCGCATCTGATCGGTGATGAACTGCGTTTGCAGCTCAGCTAAGCCTTGAAGTTCACCCGACACCAGCGCGGTGCTGGATCCTGCCCAGGTGTCCAGTGATTCCCGCAATTGGGCCAGAATCACCCGCAAGCGCTGTGCCTGGTAGCTGGCAGGGGACACGATGCCACCACCTGCTGTAGCTACACCCATGTCTATACGGCGCAGATCATCTACCGCGCTGAGGATCACGTCGTTGTATGCCGTCACCACTTGGTTCGCTACGGCGTTGCTGTAGCGGTTCAGGTCAATCGCATTGCGGTAAATGTTCGCAACAGGATCGTTGCGGTTGATCCGCCGCTTGAACTGGTCAATGTCAAGCAGCCGCTGGGTGACGCCGCCGCTGTAGGTCATGAATCGTCAGTGCTGATGTCCTCGGGGATTGACTGCTCCTCTTCCTGGTACGACTGGTCTTGCTGCTGCTGACCACCTGCCATTTCGATCAGGCCGCCGTTTTGCGTGGCCATCAGTTCCTCTTCAACCTCGAAGTCATCACCAAGCACGTCGCCATTGGCCAGTTGCTCCAGCAGCGTCTTCTGGCTGATCACGCCAGCGGTGTAAGTCTGAAGTAAGGCAAGCTGATCGGCTGGCTCAAGCCGCGCACCAACAAAGTCGCGGTTGACATAGCTGTTGCCCACCTGAGTGATGTTCAGGTACTCGGCATGGAACCGCAGGCAGTTGTCGATCGTGTCCTGCACTTGCTGGGCGATCACCATCATGGTGCTGTCGCCTTGGCTGCGATCAATGCGCTTGGCTTCGGCAGTTTCAGCGGATAGCTTCTGACCTAGGACAGCGGACAGACCAAGTTCGTTGATCTGTCCAGCAAGTTGCTCCAGCCGCTTGAACTGGGAATCGTAAGACTTGCCAGCCGGTTCGATGTACTCGGCGCGGCCATCAGCAGGGAACGCGATCGCTTCCCCAGGGCCAGCGCTGACCTCTTCGGCGGATGTGGGGAAGCCGTAGAACGCAAGCATCGGAACGCCGCTGATGTGCAGCATGTTGTCCAGGTCGGACTGGATCTGGTACGTCTTGAGGTTCAGCTCGGCGATGTCTTCCATCGGCGGGCGTGATTCAAACATGCCGACGCGGTTGGAGTAGGCCACGCTGAAAGGAATCTCACTAAGGCTGGTGGTGCCTTCATCAACAATCTGCCAGCTTGCTTTCTCGTTGCGTTGGTGCAGCTCAAACGCGCCAGGGGTCAGCACGCGGATCTGTTCCACCTGCTTTTCGCCGTACTCACCATCGGGCACCACGATGCGCTCCATCAGCCGTAACTGGCTTAACTTCTGAGCACCGTTGCTCATCTCAGTGCGCCAGCCGAGGATGTCCCGTGGCGTGTAGGTCACCCAGTATGGTCGTCCATTTTCACCAGCAGCAGGAGCATCCACAAGGACGCCAGCGTGGCCATAACGAACCATTTTGCGTCCAAGTTCATAGGTCCAGATGTTGAGATCGTTGCCTTGTAGGTCTACGTCAAACAGTTGCTCACGCACCACATCGGACACCTCTTCAAGGCGTACCGGCTTGCGGGTCAACATGCCAGCCAGCATCCGCTCAAGGCGCTGGTAGTACGGCGGGCAAACGCTGCGTGCTAAGCGGTTGTCGTATGACTCGTCTTCTTCGCGTGGTTCCTGCGGCAAGTAGCGGCGATGCTTACGGCGCATCTCGTAGGTGCCACCCATCAGATCCTCGATCAGGATCCAGTGCGGCTCCATGTTGGCCCAGGCACTGTTGGGGTCGTTGACTTCC